GCCTGCTTTATTGTTTTTTGTTTCTAAGAAGGCTATCAGTTCCGCATCTGTTTTTTTGTTCAGAATCAGCCCAACTTTTTTTGTGTTAGCTTTTTGATAAGAGTTTTGATACTGATTCTGATATTCTTTTATATTGTTTTTCTTTTCTTCTTCTGACATATTTTTTCTCCATAAATATATGATATATCGCTATAGCAATATAGTCAACAAAATTTTGTCCTACTTAGTCCACCAAGTCCATTTCAGTCCACTTGAATAGTGTGCTAGTATTACAGTGCAGAACAATGAAAGAACAACATTGTTCTATTTTTTTGTATGGATAAAGAAGATAAATTCTATAAGAGTGCAAGATGGAAGAAAATACGAAAGAGCGTGTTGGCAAGGGATTTGTATACTGACCAAGTTAGAGCTAGATATTCTCCTGTTGTTGTTGATGCCAGAATGGTACACCACATTTTCCCAAGAGATCTGTTTCCACAGTGGCAGTGGGAGAAATGGAACTTGATATCAGTCTCACGTGAAACGCATGAGAAGCTGCACAACAAGACGTGGCGAGGAACATGTTTGACACACGAAGGAATAGAGCTGGCACGAAGAACAGCGGCTAAAAACAATATTGATTTTGAAGGACCATATGCACTGATAAAAGCACAGGTGGATGATGTGGAAAGAAAAACACAGTTCCACCATTTTAAAAAGAAGAAATATTGAAAGGGGGTTAAAGAATGGCAACTGCGACAAAGTGGAAAAAGAAAATCAAACAAGCGTGCGTTGACGCAGGAACATACGAGCCATTCTTTGATTCTACGATAGAGACACTTGCAAAGAAGCTCGAAGATAGAGACAGAGCAAGAAAGCAGTATGAAGATGAAGGCTCAAAGCCTGTTATGGAGTACACCAACAAAGGTGGTTCAACTAACCTTGTTAGAAATCCATTGCTGACGATTATCAACGAATTAGACAGAGATTCACTTCAATACTGGAGAGACCTTGGTTTAACTCCTGCAGGTTTCAAGAAAGTAAACGAGAAATCCACAACGGTCAAGAAACAGACTTCTTTGAGTGAAATACTAGCTGACTTGTAATGCAGAAGAAAAGAAAAGACTATTTGAAGATCGCACAGCAATATGTTGACGATGTGCTTTCAACAAAAATTATTGCGAGCAATGAAATTATCAACGCATGTAAAAGATGGAACGCAGACTTAAAGAGAAGCGATGTTGAACTGAGAAAGCATGACGCAGAACTAGCCATGACAATCATGGAAAAAGTTCTAGTACACAAGCAAGGCGAAGATCTAGACGGAAATCCTTTGCAGGGAAAACCTTTTATCTTACAGCCATTCCAAGTATTCATTATCTACAACTTGTTAGGGTTCTACTATACAGACAAAGAGAATGAGCGCAGATATAAAGAAGCAATCATTATCATTGCAAGAAAGAATGGCAAAACAAGTTTGATTGCTGCGCTTGCCTTTGCAGTTTCTATTATTCAGAGACACAGTGGTTCAACATGCTATATCGTTGCGGCTGCACTGAAACAGGCAATGGAAGCGTTCGACTTCTTGGAGTTCAATTTCAGATTCAGAGGATTAGACAAAGATCCTAATTGCAGAATTGCAAACAACTCTTTTGAACACAGTATTTCTTACAAGTTCTACAAATCAGACGGAACACCCGATGGAAGTATCAAGATTGTTGCAATGCCAAGTAATCCAGATAAACAGGATTCTTTTAACTGTAACTTTGCAATTGCTGATGAAGTAGCAGCTTACAAAGCACCTGCACAGTACAACAGATTCAAAGAAGCAATGAAAGCATACACAAATAAGCTGATGATTGGTATTACCACAGCAGGCGATGATATGAACTCTTTCGGTTATCGAAGAATGGAGCTTGGAGAAAAAATCGTAAATGGTGTAGTCAAGAATGATTCAATGTTCGTATTTATTGCAAAAGCAGACGAAGCAAAGAATGGAGATGTTGACTATACAAATCCGATTCAGATTCAAAAAGCCAATCCGGGGTATGGAGTAACTATTCGACCAGCCGATATTCTGCAAGAAGCATTAGATGCACAAAACGATCCACAACAAAGAAAAGACTTTCTGTCACGTTCTTTGAATATATACACTTCTGCAATGAAAGCATGGTTCGACATTGTGGAGTTTCAACAGAGTGACAGAAAATATTCGTGGACACTTGATGAACTGGCAAAGATGCCAATCAAGTGGTTTGGCGGTGTGGACTTGTCAAGAATGTATGACTTGACTGCGTGTGCATTGTTCGGGCATTACGACAAGGAAGATGTGGATATTGTTATTACACACGGTTTCTTTCCGATTGTACAGGCAACAAGAAAAGCCGAGGAAGATTCCATTCCGTTATTCGGCTGGAAGGAAGATGGATGGCTGACAATGTGCAATTCTCCAACTGTCAACGTTTCTGACCCAGTTAACTGGTTCCTTGAAATGAAGAAGAAAGGTTTCAAGATTGTACAGATTGGACAGGATAGAAAGTTTGCAAGAGAGTTCTACATGGAGGCAACAGCGCACAGACTGAATGTTGTAGACCAGCCACAGTATTACTATGTGAAATCCGAAGGATTCAGACATATAGAAAAGTCCGTAAAGGATGGCAAGTTTTATTACTTGCATTCAGATGCCTATGAATACTGCGTCAGCAATGTTCAGGCAATCGAAAAAACAGACGACATGGTGCAGTATCAGAAGATGAACGACAAGTCACGTATGGACTTGTTTGATGCTTCTGTATTCGCTTGTGTCAGATATTTGAACAACTTAGAGAAAAATAAGAAGGCTTCAGACTGGTGGGGAGATTAAAGAATGAGCAAAAACAAGAAAAGGAAATATAAGTTGAGAGACAATGCATCTTCCCAAACAGGGAAGACAACAAGTTTCTTATGCAGCCAACAGGCATATGACATGCTTGTTATCAACGGTTATACAAAACTAGATGAGATACCAGCAATCGTATCAGGGTGCAGAAAGATAGCAGAATTGATAGGTTCTATGACGATTCACTTGATGGCTAATACAAAAGACGGAGATCAGAGAATCGAAAACGAACTGTCACGACAGTTTGACATTCATCCTTCAAAGAGAATGAATCGTTCTCAATGGATGGAAATGATTGTTATGAACATGCTTCTGTATGGATCTGGGAATGCGATTGTCAGACCAATAACAAAGAATGGGTACATTGACGATCTGCAGATTGTACCGACAGGAAGATACAGTATCAACCAAGATGTGACAGGATACGATTACACGATTTCAATTGACGGTGTGACGTATAGTCCAGATGATATTCTGCATTTTGTCTACAATCCAGACAAACAGTTTCCATGGAAAGGCAAAGGAATAACATCAAGTCTGAAAGAAGTTGCCGACTGTCTGAAACAGGCACAAACAACAGAGCAAGCATATATGAAATCCAACTGGCGACCGTCACTGATTATCAAGGCAGATGGAATGGTAGACACATTTGCAACAAAGGAAGGCAGAAAGAAATTGCTTTCCGAATTTGTTGAAATGGATGATATCGGTTCTCCATGGGTAATTCCTGCAGATCAGATTGATGTAAAAGAAGTCAGACCGTTATCGCTGTCAGACATCGCATTAAACGATTCGGTTGAACTGGATACAAAAAAGGTAGCATCTCTTCTAGGAGTACCACCTTTTGTTCTAGGAGTTGGAACATACAATCAGAAAGAATGGAATAACTTTGTTCAGCAGAAAATCAGACCACTTGCAATCAGTATTCAGCAGGAAATGACACGCAAGCTCATTTACAAGAAGGAATGGTATTTGAGATTCAACTTCCTGTCATTGCTTGATTACGACATTTCAACAGTTGCATCAGTCTACACACAGTTACAAGACAGAGGAGATGTGAGTGGAAACGAAGTCAGAGACAAGATTGGACTTTCTCCAGTTGACGGACTGAATGAATACAAAGTTTTAGAAAACTATATCCCTGCTGATATGTCAGGTATGCAGAAGAAATTAGTTCAAAGCAAAGGAGCAGAAGATGACTAAACGTGAAATGAGAACGATAGATCAGAATTTCCAAGTCAGAGAAGATGATGAAGAAATGAAGATTGAAGGTTATTTCTCAGTATTTAACCAGAATTACGATATGGGGTATGGCATGAGTGAAGAAATAGATCCTCATGCATTTGACAAGACGCTAGGCGGTGACATTAGAGCACTGATAGACCATAACACGAACTTAGTTCTAGGAAGGACAAAGGCAGGCACACTCACGCTGAGAGTTGACGCTCATGGCTTGTGGGGTAGTATCTCGATCAATCCGAAAGACCAAGATGCTCGAAACATCTATGAACGTGTAAAGCGTGGAGATGTGAACCAATGTTCCTTCGGATTTGAAATCGTTGAAGAGGAAACCGAGTTCCGAGACAACGGTGACATTCACTGGAAAGTAAAGGAAGTGAATCTGTTTGAAGTGTCAGTATGTACATTCCCAGCGTATGAAACTACGGAAGTATCAGCAAGAAAGGAAGATGCCAAGACAATCCAAAAAAGAAAAACAGAAGCATGGAAACAAAAACTTGCAGATGCTCATGAGTGGTTGAAGGAAAGGAGCTAACAGAATGCTTAAAACATTATTGCTCAGATCTAAAATCGACAAGGCAACTAAAGCACTTGAAGAACTAAGAAAAAAGGATGCTGATTTTGATAAAAGAGAACAGGAAATCAGAAGTGCTTTTGAAGAAGTGAATGAAGAAACAACTGCCGAAGAAAGAGAAGCAGTTGAAGCGTCTATTGCTAAATTCGATGAGGACAAGGCAGAACACGAAAAAGAAAAACAGACATTGAGTGACGAAATCTCTGGTTATGAAAAGGAACTAGCAGAAGCAGAAGCTCAACAGGAACCAAAGGCACCAGCACAGGAGCCAGTAAAAGAAGAACCAAAAGCAGAGGAAAGGAGTTCTTACAAGAACATGAAAACAAGATTCTTACAGAGAATGAGTGCTTCTGAACGTAAAGAGTTCATTGAAAGAGAAGACACTAAGAAATTTTTAGCTAACATCAGAACAGCTATCAAGGAAAAGAGAAGCATTACAGGAGCAGAATTGCTGATTCCTGAAATCGCTATGCCAATGCTACGTTCTGAAACAGAACAGTATTCAAAACTGTTAAAGCACGTAAATGTCATGGATATTCCAGGCAAGGGCAGACAGACAATTGCAGGCGATATTCCAGAAGCAGTATGGACAGAAGCATGTGCAACACTGAATGAAGTTAATCTTTCATTCACACAGATTGAATTTGACGGATTCAAGGTTGGTGCTTACGTTATCGTATGTAATGCATTACTTGAAGATTCCGACATTGACCTTGCAGATGAAATTTTCTATCAGTTAGGACAGGCAGGCGGATACGCAATCGACAAGGCTATTGTCTATGGTACAGGTACAAAGATGCCTACTGGCTTCTCAAAAAACATCACAAAGGTTGCAACAGGTGGAACAGGCAAAGCATTATTTGCAAAGATTATGAAGGCTGTCGGCAGCTTAGGACATGCTTTCGGTGATCTAGTTTGGGTTTGCAATACTTCAACATACTATGACTTGATGGCAGAAGCTGTTGATTTCAACGCAAATGCAGTTGTTGTCGCAAACGGTCAGACAGGTATCTCCGAAACAAAGATTATGCCATTAGTCGGTGGTGCAGTTGAAATTCTCGACTTCGTACCAGATGGAGAAATCCTTGGTGGTTATTTGAAGAGATACAAAATGGTTAGACGTAGAGGAGAACAATTAGCAGTTTCCACAGACTGCAAGTTTGTTGAAGATCAGACAGTATTCAAGTACACATCTCGTTACGATGGCAAGCCAACATTCGAAGATGCATTCGTTGCTATGTCCTTAACAGCAACAGCGCCAACAGGTGCGATTGATACAGCGCATCCATTTGCATCTGATAAGGCAAACGCAGGCAAATAATAATTGATTGAGGTGGATAGATGGATACAGTATTGAGACTTCTTGAGGTGGCTTTAGGGTACCCTGAGGATCCATCTCGAGATGTTATAGATATTCTTACTTCTTGTATTAACACAGCAAAGGAAGAAATTCTTTTGCAGGGTGCTGATTTAGATACTACGAAAGAATCCGACATTAATTTTCTTTTCAACTATGCATTAGGTTTGTATAACAGAATGCACAGTGAAGAAGCAATGGGAAAAGGAATGCAGAAACGTTTGAACATGCGTATTTTCAAGAAAGTGACAGAGAAAAATGAGTGAAATTTATAACGATGGAACAATTCAAATCTGCAATCTTGTAAATTCTGCGGAAGAAGGCGACATGCCAAACTACAAGATCGAATCCGTTTATAAAAGTGGATATATTGAGCGAGAAGTCGGCATTAATCGTTACTATGCAGCTCAAGGTGTTTCCTCACAGGTTGACATGCTTGTGAGGATTCCTGCCATGGGGCATGCAAGACCAAGGGTTAAACAATACGCATTGATTCACGATTTTCACGCAGGCAATGTGGAAGATCAGTACAGAATCACTATGGTTCAGTTAACCACAAATAATGACGGTTTCAGAGTGTACGACATTCAACTGGAAAGGCTGGATAAGAATTATGATACCAATTTCAACTAAATTGAAGATTGTCAGAAATACTTTGACAGCAGTCAGCAAGAAAGTCTATCACTACGCAAGACCATCAGACATTACAGACTGTATTCTATGGTCGGAAGATGCAGAAGATAATTCTTTTGATGCTAACAATGGCAAACAGGAACAGATTATTCACGGAACAATTGATTTCTTTACAAAGACGGAATATCACAAGACGATTGACGATATTCAAGCCGCTTTGACTGCAAGCCCAAGAATCGGTTGGAATCTGTCAAGTGTTCAATACGAAGATGAAACAAATCTTATTCATTACGAATGGGAGTTCTGGGTAGCGTAATGCCAAAGTTCAAAGTAGATCCATACGCAAAAAAGTACATTAAAAAACTAGAAGAACTCGGAGCAAACACATACAAGATGTGCGGGCGAGCAATCTTCCCTTGTGCTGAAATTATTGCGAATGAAATCGAAAAAGAAATTCAGAAATTGCCAACAGCAATCAATGAACACGGTTCTTCTACAAACATGATAAATACCATTACACCAATACAGAAGTACGGTTTGATGCATGGTATGGGTATTTCCCACATGCAGTTAAAAAGTGGCGGTACACTCGATGTTAAAACCGGTTATCATGGCTATAACAAAATGGTAACGGATAACTACCGAAGAGGACAGCCAAATGTAATGATTGCACGAAGTGTGCTTCATGGCACTTCTTTCAGACGGAAGAATGACTATGAAGGCAGAGCAATCAGAAGAGTTAGAAAAGAAGCACTTGAATCTATGCAAGAAGAGATCAACAAAGAAACAGAAAAAATCATGAAATAGTAAAGGAGAAAATTACAATGGCAGTAACTTTTACAGAAGTAGGAAAAGTCTTAACTGGTTTTTCCAAGCCTTACATTGCACTTTATTCCGCAACAGGTGGAAATGTTACCTACTCTAACGGTCAAGAAGCAGGAAGAGGTGTATCAGCTTCTGTTGAAATCACAACAGGAGATGCAAATAACTTCTACGCTAACAACGGTGTTGCAGAATCTGCACCTCAGAAGTTCACAGAAGGTCAGATTACACTAACAATTGACGGTCTTTTGAACAGTACAAGAAAGCTGATGTTCGGTACACCAGAAGCAGGAGCAGATGGATGGACTGGAATGGGAGATAATTTGAGTGTTCCATATCTCGGCTATGGTCACATAGTAAGATACTTGTCTGGTGGTGTTGAATCATTCGTGCCTGTTGTCTATCCAAAAATCAGATTCCAGTATCCTGGAGAAGATGCATCTACTCAGGAAGATGAGATTGACTGGCAGACACAGGAATTGACAGCTGACATTTTCAGAGCAGACGATGCCAACCACAACTGGCAGATGCTCGGAAAAGAAGTTGAAACAGAAGCAGAAGCCGAAACAGCACTCAAGAAATACTTGGGTATTGCAGTATCAGAATCATCATCAAGAGGAAAATAAAAACAATAGCGTGATTCATTCACGCTATACAGGAGAGTTCATGCAGGTTCTATTTTTCTTCCCTGTATGAGTTTTCCTGTATGGTGTGAATACCATAGAAAAAGAAAGAAGGTAAAAGAAAATTATGGAATTATTCGGAAAGCAGAGACATTTTTTATTCGGACTTGGAGCAAGAGAAAAGATTCTAGATTTGTGTGAAAACAGAAATCTTGCAAATCTGAACAAGCTGATTTCAGACGACAACAACGATACTGCATGGCAGACTTATATCAAGATTGGCAAGCTGATGCAGGCAAACTATGAAGATAGACTTCATTTCATGAACAAGCAATATCAGCAGGACTATGTAACAGACGAAGAAATTTCATTCATGGATGTAGACGAACAGGCAAAATGGATTGAAGAATGTCTACAAGCTATTACAATTGGAACAAAAAGAGAAGTCGAAGGCGAAGCAATCAAGGCAAAAGCAGGTAAAGGAAAAAAGGCATAAAGCCACGCAAGATTGAATTAAACATTGCGTGGTTTATTTATTATGGCCGGTCAAAGTTCAACATGACCAAAGAGGAAGTCTTGATAACAACATACGGAGAAATGATGGATATGATTACATGCTATCAGATAGACCAAGGCTTACTAGACCCAAAGAATACTCATAAGCTGTCAAGCAAGGATCCAATGGCATTTGCCAATATCAAATAGAAAGGTGGTAATTTATGGCTTCAAAAGCAAGCGTAGGTGCTCAAATATCGTTAGATGGCGAGAAAAGTTATAAACAAGCGATAAAAGACATAGTGGCGCAGTTAAAATCATTGCAAGCAGAGCAGAAGAAAATTGCCGCCCAGTTTGAGCAGACAAATAATGCACAGAGATATAACACTCAATCTGCACAGAATCTAAGCGATCAGATTCAAGTGCAACAGAAGTACATTGCCGAACTGACAAATCATTATCAGAAGCAGGTTGACCAGTTAGGTATTTTCAATTCTGAAACTTTAAAGACAAAAGCGAGTGTCGAGAAAGCAGAAGCTTCACTTGCTGACTTGAATAAACAACTTGTCAACGTAAATGCACTTGACCAAGTTACACAGAAGGAAAAGCTACTTGCTTCGGAACTTGACAAGGTAAAAGCAAAATTTGAACTAGACGGAAACACGAAAGAGAAAAACGCACAGACAACAAAGATTCTCAGCGAACAGGTAGAGAACGCTAGAGAGAAAGTGAAGATTCTTTCTAATGAAGTACAACAGTCTGCGAGTGTTTATGGCGAAAATTCTACAAAGACGCAGGAGTGGAAACAAAAGCTAAACGAAGCAGAGACAGAACTCTACAACTTTGAAAATCAGTTGAAGAACGCAACAGGCATTATTGCTTGGGGTAAAAGCGTTGAAGATACTGGAAACAAAATCAAATCTGCAGGAGACAGAGTAAAACAGTTTGGAGATACACTCACGATTGCAACATCAGGCATTACAGCCGCAATGGGGGCAGGTGTTAAAAATTCTGTATCGTTTGAAAAAGCCTTGGACTCATTGAAAGCCAAGAGTGGTGCAACATCGGAAGAGATCGAACGGTTAAAGGATTTTGCTTTAGAGCTTTCAGAAACACAGACATATTCTGCATACAGTGCAAAAGACTTGATACAAGCGTTTGAAGAAGAAGCAAAAGCTGGCTGGAGTGTAAATGATATCATTGAAAACACAGCAGGTGTTTTAGATGGTGCGGCGGCTTCTGGTGAAAACCTTGAAGATGTAACGAGCATTGTTGTTACAACTTTGAACTCATTCAGAGAAAATGCGAGTGCGGCAAATAAAGAAATGTATTCAGCTGCTGACATTGCAGATATTCTTGTTACATCTGCAAACGCAGGTATTCATGATGTAGCAGATTTAGGCGAATCCTTAAAGTATGTCGGAGCAACAGCAGGCATGGCAGGTTATTCTCTTGACGATGTTGCTACAGCTTTAACAGCCATGGCTTCTAACGGTGTCAAAGGTTCTCAAGCAGGTACTGGCTTAGCGCAAATGCTGAGAAGTCTGTCCTCTCCAACTGACAAGGCAAGTGCCGCAATGAAAGAACTTGGAATATCTGTCTATGATGCATCAGGTAACTATCTTCCGTTAAACGAGATCATCAGCCAATTGCGAACAAAATTCAGTGGATTGAGTGATGAACAGTTAAAGAGCTATGAAAGCATGATCTTCACTCGAAAAGGAGTACAGGCATTAGATGCAATCCTTGCAACGACAGATGAAGATTATCAATCCTTCGCACAAACGATATCAGGTGCTTATGGCTCATCTTCACAGATTGCGCAAGAACAGACGGACAACTTGTCTGCGAGAATTGACGCAATGAAGAACAGTTTAAACAACGCTTCAATGGAACTTGTAGAAGGGTTCCTTCCTACGGTTGAAAACATCGTTACTGGTGTTTCTGACCTTGCACAGAAGTTTTCAGAACTAGACCCAAAAACACAAGATTTAATTGCAAAGGCTGCACTATTTGTTGGGGTGGCTGGACCAGTGCTAAGTATCGGTGGAAGGCTCATTTCAGGTGTCGGAACACTTGTTTCAGGTGTCGGAAGTCTGGCATCATGGATTGGAACAACAATCACAAATTTTGGTGGCTTTACAGGAAAGGCAACATCTGTTGTTTCCTCAGCTTCAAGTATTTCTGATTCAGTTGGTACAGCTTCTAATTCTGTCGGGGATTTGGCAACAAACGCAAGTTCAGCAGGTGAAACAGTTGGCACTGCATCAGTGTCATTCGGACAGCTTGCAGGACAGGCACTGAAGATCGTTGCATTAGGTGCAGGCTTACTACTTGCAGGCGAAGGCTTTAAGCTGATGGCACAAGGCGCAGCCGAAATTGGGCAAGCTGGGCCGTTAGCAGCAGTTGCACTTGGAGAAATGGTTGTTGGATTAGGTGCTTTGCTAGTGACTGTCGGCACAGTCGGAACAGGTCTGACAGCTGCTTCTGTTGGCATGTTGGCATTTGGCGCGTCTGTCACATTAGTCGGTGGCGGTGTTTTACTTGCAAGTACAGGCTTGGCAACACTAGCACCAAACCTTTCAACGATTGGAGAATACGGTGGTTCAGCAGCAGTTGCAATAGCTGAACTTTCTGCTTCTATTGCGTTGCTTGGAGCAGGTACAGGAATTGCAGGTGCAGGAGCGTTGGCATTAGCAGCAGGACTTGCAACGTTAGCGGCAGGAATGGGAACTGTTTCTCTTTCCAGTTTAACGTTCAATCCAGCTATAAAAGCAATGGCAGAAAACTTTACTTCTTTATCAACAGCATCCACAACGGCAACATCATCTATAAAGACATTAAATTCCACAATTACAACAATGCAGTCACTGTACAAAACAGCAGTTACTACAATGGGCAAAGCAACGTCTAATTTCAAGACGGAAGTAAATTCTGCGGTTAATACAATCAACAACAAGTTAGCGTCTATCACTGTAACAGATGCAACGAACAAGATGGTTTCAAGTACTACTTCTGCAACGTCTACGATGAAGAAAACATTCAGTACGACTGCAACAAGTATCAAGGGAACTGTCAGCAGTCTAGCAAGTTCTATCACTTCTTCTGTCAATTCGATGAACAACACATTCAACAGACTGTCAATTTCAAATGCAATGAACAATGTTGTGAATGAAGTCAATTCTTCTATAAGACAGTTACAGAACACTTTTGCAAACACAAGATTCAGTTTTAACCAGAATATTGCATTGCCACACTTCTCAATGAGGGGTTCATTTAATGCCAAGACAAAGAGAGTGCCAACAGTGCATGTCTCTTGGTACAAGAAAGCATATGATCAGGCAATGATGTTCACATCTCCAACAGTCTTGCCAACCGCTTCTGGGTATAAAGGTTTTGGAGATGGAAATGGAAATGAAATTGTAATCGGAGAGAACTATCTGCGGAGACTTGTTTCAGAATCTTCCCAAGGCGGAAATGTTATCAATGTAACTGTAAATGCTGATGGTGTAACAGACCCTAACGAATTAGCGGATATTGTTGCAGATAAGATTGACAGAGCAATCAAGAAAGAAAGGGCGGTGTTTGTATAATGTTACCAAAACCACTGTATGACTATTTTGAATTTAATGGAAAAAACAGTTTAGAGTTCAATGTCAGATGTTCAAACACTGGTACTTGGAAAACTCCGAACAAAAGAGTTTCAACAGAAACAGTCGTAGGCAGAAATGGTGACGTTCTTGTAACAGAAGATGGCTATGAGGATGTTACCATTCCTTATGACTTCTTTGTTGTAGATAACTTTGAAAACAAATTTCTAGACTTTGGGGATTTTCTGAACGCTTCTAAAGGTTTCTGCAGATTGGAAGATGCTTATCATCCAGATGAATACAGAATGGCAAGAGTTGAAGAAGGACTCGATCCCGAAGTTGTATTCAACGAAGCAGGAAGTGCAACAATCAATTTTATCTGCCATCCTGAAAGATGGTTGAAATCTGGGGAAGTTCCTATTGAACTGTCACAAGGAAATCATCGAATTAACAATCCTACAAGACACACTGCAAAGCCTTTGATTTATGTCAGAGGTACAGGAAAACTCCGAATCAGCGATATTGAAATTGAAGTTCTTAACAATTCAGGCAATAATCTTGTCTTGGATTGTGATACAGAAGATGCTTATACAAATGGAACACTTGACAACAGAAACAGTGATATTTCTACAACATCAACAACATTCTTTTTACTGCCTGTCGGAACATTTGGAATTACAGTTCCTGCAGAAATGTCAATCAGCTTAATTCCAAGGTGGTATAACATATGAAACCTATTTTAATGGATAACAAAAAAACGTTAGATGTACTGGCAAACGATAAAACTAACGGTCTCGGAAGATTGAATGATTGCGTTGAATTGCTTGTCACAGAGCATTTAAACGGACAGTACACAGCGACAATGAAATACCCAGTCAGCGGTATTCATTTCAACGATATTGAATTACAGGGAATTATTAAACTGTCAGCGAACCAGTTTGATGAACCACAGTTATTCAGAATCGTTAATGTTTCAAAGCCTTTAAACGGAATTGTCGAATATGAGTTGAACCATATTACTTACGATCTTTCGTACACGAGCGTTGCTCCGTTTACATCTGATTATGTGAGACCTACACTTGTTGCATTGTGGGATAACATGACAGGGGGCAAGTCGTTTAGTATCTCAACAGATATTAACGATTCTACACATAGAACACATAAGTTTAAAAATGAGAAACCACAGTCATGTCGAGCACTGTTCGGTGGACAAGAAGGTTCTTTGATTGATATCTTCGGTGGTGAATACCATTACGATAACTTGAAAGTGGAATTACTGGATAAGCGTGGTGCAGACCATGGTGTGAAGATAAAGTACGGAAAAAACCTTACGGATATAACGCAAGATGAAACGAATGAGAATGTTTATACACACGTAATTCCATACGCTCAAGACAGTAATAAAAATACAATCATCGGAGACACCATCACATTATTCAACGTAGCAGAATCAAAAATGCGAATCTTAAACTTGGATTTGTCTGATAAGTTCCAAGGCGAAAATGGCGAAGAGACAAAGATTACTGTCAAAGATGTAAACCGAGAAGCACGCTATTACGTAGAAAGAAATAATCTGACAGAGCCTAGAGTTTGCCTGGATGTTTCTTTTCTTGACTTGTCTCAAACGGTTGAGTATGCAAACATTGCACCACTCGAAACAGTTTCCCTTGGCGATACTGTCTATGTCGATTATCCGAAACTTGGTGTAAGTGCAAAAGCAAGAGTAATCGAGTATGAGTGGGATTCATTAAGAGAACGCTACAACTCAGTTGAGATTGGAGATGCAAAAGCAAGACTCAGCACAACAATTGCAGAGATTGACAGTAAGAGTGATTCATATTATTCTGATTTGTTCGACCAAGCTGCAAATAATAAAACGTTTTTACAGTCAGCTATCGAACACGCATCTGAACTGCTCAAAGGCGCATATGGTGGTCACATCGTGATTGGAACGAACGCAGACGGACAACCAAACGAGATATACGCTATGGATACGGATGATGTTTCTACTGCAAAGAAGGTTCTGCGTATCAACATGAACGGTATCGGTGGGAGTACAACAGGTATCAATGGGGAATACAATGTTGCAATTCTTACAGATGGACAAATTAATGCGACTAGAATTACCTTCGGTGAGATTAATGGCAATCTAATCAAAGCAAATTCGGTAGTCATTGGTGCTTTAGATGAAGAAGTAACCAACAAGATAGACAGTGCTCAGTCATCAGCAGACAAGGCAAACACTAATGCTAGTAATGCCCAGCAGAGTGCGAATAGTGCACAGAACACAGCGAACAATGCTTCTACTAAAGCTGATCAAGCAAAATCAGACGCAGAATCTGCAAACACAGCAGCACAGATAGCTAAAAAACAAGCTGAAATAGCACAGAAGGCTTCTAATGATGCCAATGAGCTGGCACACAGTGCTTGGACTGGCGTTTCAGAACTCGCACAGGTAGTTAAGATAGACCAAGGCGGTGTAAAGGTTCTTGAAGCAGCTAATTCTAAAAACTATGCAAAAATGCAATCCAACGGTTTGCATGTTTTCACTAATGAAAATCAAGTAGCTCAATTTGGTGAAGAAAGTAAAATGAGAAACCTAGCCGTTCAAGACTATTTGATGTTCGGAGCACATAGAGCTGAATTGCTGACTATAAATGGAGTACAGGGAACAGCATTCTACTGGATAGGAGACATTAAATAATGGCAACAGAAAGACGAAATTATGGCATAACTTCTTACACCAGTATTCATGTTTATGCGGATGAAACACAGGTCGATATTGCAAATAACCGTTCGTATATAAGTACTGAACTGTGGATTTATGGAAGCAGCTATTCTGCATACAATGTTGATTGTAATGTGACAGGTGGTGGTGGATACACCAATTCGCATTTGACAGCTAATGGATGGGTAAAGCTAGTCAGTGGTGGATTCTGGGCGAATCACAATGCCGATGGAACAGGCTCGGCTACAGTCGGTTCATATTATTCATCTGGATATGGGAATATGCCTTATGGAGAGTTCACTCTAACTCTCAGTACTATCCCAAGAGCTTCACAGCCATCTATCAATACATACCCTAATAACAGCCCAGATATTACTGCAGGGGTTGCATGCACCATTCACATGAATAAGCATGCCAATTTCACGCATAAAGTATCATACTCATTTGGGAAAAAGAGTGGAGTAATTGCTACAGGAGTTGTAGATAATTGCTCATGGACTCCACCAACATCTTTGCTAGATCAAATTAGTACAGCTACAGTTGGCTATGGTGGAATATCCGTTGAAACATATAGTGGCTCTACAAAAATTGGAGATACAAAAACATGTAATTTCAATCTGCATGTTCCAAGTGATGCAAATCCAACAGTTGGAACAATTACTTTAACAGAACAGCATGAAGGAGTGAAAGCTAAAAATGGTAATGTTACAGTTCAGCAGATTTCTAAAAAACTTGTATCTGTTCCTGTTACTGCAAAGTATTCAACGAGCATCAAATCTGTAGTCTGTGATGGTGTTACATTAACTAACAATAATGGAACCTATACAGGCTATGTAAGCAACAAGTCTAACGGTACATATACCGTAACAGTTACAGACAATCGAGGTTTGCAGTCAACAGGTACTGTAGAGCAGACGTATTATGCTTATTCAAAGCCATATGTTACTGCTTCATTGAAGCGTGAGAGTGATACATCACAGAATGGTACATTAAGTGCTAGTGGCACATACTCTACAATTCTAAGCAACACTGTAAGCATGAGTATCAAACGTAATGATGAAAGCAGTGCAACATCTGTAACACCAACGCTAAGCAACGGAAATATAAGTTTCAGCAAAGCATATACTGACTTGTATTACACACTGTCATTCTCAATTGCAGTAACAGTTACAGACAGCTTTGGTGAAAGTATGTCAGCTACTGCTTATTTAGGTGTCGGGCAGTACGCATTCGCAATGATTAAGCAGGGAGTTGTTCTCGGACCAGATAGCTATCTTTTTGACAAACAGAATGCAATTAGGTCTGTATTAGATTTCTTCTACCCAGTCGGCTCTATTTACATCAGTACAAGTTCTACTTTCAATCCTCAGACTGCATGGGGTGGTACATGGAAGAAAACTGCTGATGGTAGATGTTTGATTGGTGCAAGTGATAAATATCCACTTAGGTCAACAGGTGGAGAAGCAGAACATACCTTGACTGTTAATGAAATGCCTACTCATAGACATTATAGTAGTAGAGTAAATTGGTACAATGATTTACAAACGAATGGAATATCTGTCAATATTGCTGCGAAATCAAATCTAAAAGTTGATGGACCATATAATTATACAGACTACGCAGGTGGTTCAAAACCACATAACAATATGCAACCATATTTAGCAGTTTACATTTGGGAAAGAACGGCTTAAAGGAGATTTATGAAAGTAAGATTAAAAGATAAAACAGAGTTAGAAGTAGTTGAATACAGTACAGATTCAGATTTGAAATTTGTACTTAGAAATACATCTATCGAGCAGATTAATGAATTATTTACAATCGATAATCTTGCACTTTTGCAAGTTGTAGACACTGTTAATCACATGGTTTACGGAGAATTCAACATTGATGGCTCTAGAGAGACTTCCATTGAATCTAGTGAACAAATCATTGCTGAATACTATGACAGAATCTTAGGCAAAGAGATTACTCTGAATACAGAATCAAATCAAATCACAATCCATCTGCAGGAAAGAACGCTTGCAGACAAGGTAAGCGAACTGTCAGAACAACTCACACAGGCACAGGCAGACATTGCATATATCAGCGTTCTGTCTGATATTGACACGACAACTACCGAGGAGGAAAAGACAAATGAAAGCAGTATTTGATTTAGCGAAAAAGTACTATCCGAAGCACTGGAGTAAGGAACGATTAGACGTTCTCCTTGCCAAAAAGAAGCTAACTCAGGAAGAGTATAATGAATTGATCGAAAACGGTCAAAATGGAAATTAGTATGTCAGCTATTGATGAAAACATCACAAAATATGAAAACTGGCTAAGAGAAGTCGAAAAAGCGGAAATAGAGCTAAAAGACCAGCTTGCAAATTTAACAGTAAATAAAGCAATCTATAGATCAGCCCTTTATACTCTTAGAGAAATGAAGCAAAAAGAACAGAAATTAGAAAGTAGTGGAAATGATTAATATGACAATGAATGGAATTGACATTAGCAGTTGGCAACGCGACATTAATTTGTCAGCGATTAAAGCCGACTTTGTAATCGTAAAAGCAACTGAAGGTATTGGATACGTTGATAAATCATGCGATATGCTTTTCCAAAAGGCATTAAGCTTAGGAAAAAAACTAGGCTTTTACCACTTCGCTAGACCAACAGCAAACAATGATCCAATCCGTGAAGCAGATTTTTTCTACGAAAATTGCAAAGGATATTTTGAAAAAGGTATTCCAGTTTTGGATTGGGAAGCAGAAAACAAACAAAATGTTGCTTATGCAAAGAAATGGCTTGATAGAGTTTATCAAAGATCAGGAGTAAAGCCTGTAATCTATATGAGCGAATCTGTAGTCAATTCATACGACTGGTCAAGCGTTGCAAATGCAGACTACGGATTATGGGTAGCAAAATACAGAGACAACAATCCAGATTACAACTACAACATGGCTAACGCAGGTAGCAGACCAAAGGTAAAATGGTGGAATTTCTACTGCATGTGGCAGTGGACATCAAGCGGTCGTTTAACTGGATACAATGGAAATCTAGATTGTGATGTTTTCTATGGTGATAGATCAACATGGGATGCGTATGTCGGCAAGTCAACAAGTGCAGCAAAGCCTCAGCCAAAGCCAACAAGAAAAACAATTGATCAGATTGCAGAAGAAGTAATTGCAGGTCAGTGGGGAAACGGTTCAGACAGAAAGAAGCGTCTGACTGCTGCAGGATATAACTATGATGCAGTCCAAAAAGTAGTTAATCAGAAAATGGCTGCTAAAAAGCAAACTGCACACGTTTACTATGTCGTAAAGCGTGGAGATACACTATCTGGTATTGCTTCCAAATATGGGACAACATATCAACAGTTAGCAAAAATTAATGGTATTGCTAATCCAAACAAGATTTATCCAGGACAGAAAATTAGAGTTAAATAGGGGGAATAAAAAAATGGAAATTTTAAACGACTATATTGTAATCGTAGTGATGGCTATATGCTTGTGCATCGGATATGTAATCAAGAACTCACTTGATTTCATTCCAAATAAATATATTCCACTGATTATGGGAATTCTCGGAGTAGTCTTAAATACATGGCTAAATGGCTTTGTATTCACTCCAGATATTCTATTAGGTGGACTTGCGAGTGGTCTAGCATCAACAGGAGCATTTGAAGCAGTTAAGCAACTGACTTCAAATGAAACTAAACCAACAAGCAATGTAGAATAGGCGAGGGGCATCGAGCTGTGTATCAATCAATCATTCAAACAATTATTCAAACAGTTGTAACTGTGTTATGCTCAGTTCTTGCCTCAGCTGGCTTTTGGTCTTATATGCAAAAAAGAGCTGAAAAGAAAGACGCTAAAACAGACATGCTAGTTGGACTTGGTCACGACAGAATCGTTTATCTAGGCATGAAATATATCGAGCGTGGCAATATTACAAAAGATGAATATGAAAATCTGTACGAATATCTTTACAAGCCATATTCAGCACTTGGTGGTAATGGATCGGCAAAAAAGGTAATGGAAGAAGTCAACAAGTTACCAATCCATGAATCATTGCATTAATAAGAGGTGGTAGAAATACCACCTTTTTTTTAATAGAAAAAAGCCATACACGAATGTATGACCTTTTTCCATATGCAACGTTAGGAGAATTATACATGTACTAACAATGAGTACATCTCTATTGTAACACTTATTCTTTTTTTGTGCTGACTTCATCATGTGCCTTATGAATAAGTAACACTATGATGTCTACTTCAATACCACTTCAAGCTCAATCCCATTTTCATCTTTCAAGTAATAGATCACTTCAACGATGTTTTTTAAAAGATTGTTTTTAGCTTTTGCCGATATGCTTTCGTCCTCTAAAGCGTTGAGTGCTTCATGCAATGAATAGTACTTTCTTCTTGTATCGTCTACGCTGGGTTTGAATTCCTTAGCTTTTTTTATTTTCTCTTGCAGTTCTTTTCTTTCTTGTGCCAACTTTTCATTACGCATCAGAAACACTTCTTTTGTATATACTTTTTCTTCAAGCAAGTCATATAGTTCCGTCTGCTTTATTTCTAGATTAGCTAAATTCTTTTCCAATGCTTTGACCATCTTCTCGTGTTGATCTATATCACTTTGAACGTTATCTTTTAATTTTATCTTGAAATCCTGCAAGTACTTTTTGAGCGTTTGAATAATCGCATCGTTTACAATGTCAGCGTTTGAAGATTTACAATCACAGTAGACACCACTCCTACAGTAATAGCGAGGTTTACGAATTGCTTTTCCATTTTTGTTATATGGACGTAATGCAATCGCTCCACCACATTTTTTACATTTTATAAGACCAGCAAACGGATTCTTTAATTCAGTACCAGCTTTCTCTCGTGTGCTATTCTTTTTTCTTTCTTGTGCTTTATAAAACAATTCTTCTGTTATAATAGACTTGTGTTTTCCTTTTATGAGCTCGTAGCTTTTGTTACGAGTCCTTTTTTTTATGATTTGACCATTCTCGTACACCTTAACAACAGGCTTTGCATTCCAACGAATCAAGCCTATATAGACTTCATTTGAAAGTATTTGACGTATTGCAGTAGGGGCGAACCTTTCAGACATTCTAGGCTTTGCGCCTAATTCATTCAGCTTTTGAGAAATAAGACTTGCGCCCATCCCTTGATTTACATACATATCAAATATCATTCTCACCATGTCGGCTTCTTTTTCGTTGATAACTAAAGTCCAGTACTTATCAACCTTTACACGATCATATCCATAAGGTGGGATGGAAGCAACATAGTTGCCTTCATGAGCAGAAGCCTTACGACCACGCATTAGAATTTCTTTTGTGTATTCGATGTAGTCTTTTCCACGCAGCAGTTCACGCTCGAAGAATTCACGGTCATATTTATTCTCCAAGTCAAAAGTCTTAGGTGGGGTAAGTACCAATGTTTTCGAATATCTAAACGCACTTACTACATTGCCTAGATCAGTCAAGTCTCCACGTGTCAAACGCTGAGCTTCAATAACTAGAACACCTTTGCAGTTTTCGTCTTGAATACGTGTTAGCACTTTTTTAAACTCTGGGCGGTCGGCTATTGTCTCACCACTCACAATTTCACGATAAATAAATTCATCGCTTATCTTATGTCCGAACAATCTAATAGCGAAATCTTGAAGCTGAATTTCATGTCGGTTAAGAACTTCTTCAACTGTTTCACTTTCGTTGTCCTGCCGTGATTTACGCAAGTATATAAGATAGTATTCTTTCATTGTTTGTTACCTCGTTGGGATATTAGATACTTAGCAAAATTAATTAGTTGTGTCATTTCATCATCATTGAACTTTGTCTCACCTACTTCATTCAGCCATCTAATTTTATTAGAATCTTTAGAATCTTTTTTCGTTTCTTCTTCTTCCCAACCCATCAAGTAGGCTGGTGTGGTCTCCAATACTTTAGCCAATCTATAAATTATCTTTTGGGAAACAGGTCTACCATTTTCAATCTTATTTATTGATGATCTAGATGAATACCCCATTTTTTTGGCGAGTTCTTCTTGTGACATATTCAATTCATTTCTTCTGATTTTTATTTTTTCTGCTAAGTTCATAATTGTACCCTTCCTATTCTAAGTGTACAGAATTTGTAGACTAAACACAACAAAAATGAAAAATAATGTTGACGAAAATGTCAACTTATTATAGAATGTTTCTTGTAGACAAAAGTGTCCACAGAAAGGGGAGAATATGACAAATACAGAACTATTAAAGAAAAAGATATCTGATAGCGGATTAAAAAAGTCACATATTGCTAAATGTGTTGGGATTTCTAGAGGAATGCTCAATAAGAAAATCAATAATGAGTCAGCTTTCAACCAATATCAGATTGAAAAAATTTGCCAAGTGTTGAACATTACATCATTAAAAGAAAAAGAACTGATTTTTTTTGCAAATGATGTTGACTAAAAAGTCTTCATTAAATCTGATGAAGTGATGATTATGACAGAGTACACATTCGGCAACATCAAAGTCAAAGTAATTGACAAGTCTAACCACGAGCAAAGACAGAAAGTGCTACAAGAGCCGTTAGACAGATTTTACAAATCAATCCAAAAAGGAAAGAAGGACAAATATGGAAGACAAAGTGAAGGACAAACTGAAAGACAAAAATATTGATGAAACAGCTATTCGGGAAATGGCAAGAAGAAAAGCAATTGCACAGCACTATGTCCATTCCAAACTGGACAGAAAATTGCTCATTATGCAACTTGCTGAGGAATCTGCAGAACTATCACAGGCATGCCTCAAATACCTAAGAGCACTTGATGGAACAAATCTATGTGCTGAGCAGGATCAAGAAGTATATATGGACAACATCGTTGAGGAATACTCCGATGTGGCAAATGTAGCTGAAGTTGCATGGATCCATTTAGATTATGAAATTATTGCCAACAAAGCAGAACGCTGGGCAGACAGACTGAAAGAATTAGAAGAAAGGGAAGGTGCAAATTATGAATGAAAAAAAGGCTCTAGAGGTGCATCATTTTGAAAAACCATTGGATATTCCATCCTTTGCAAGAAGAAAGGAAACAGTTGAAGAAGAAACAGTGCAGACTATCAGCAACAGTGATGTTGTTCTGATCTGCGGTATGACAATCGCAATTCTAACGCTTGTAGCTATTCAGCTGGGAGTATTGATGCTATGAAAGTGATCACAAGAATCAAGTCCCTGGAAGAAAGGAACGATGTGCTCAGAAAAAGAATTGCTGACCTGGAAGAACTGAATGCAAAGCAGTTCGATGAGTTGCACAAAGCACAGATCCGCATTCAGCAGCTCGAAGCAGAGAATGCTTACTTAAGAACACTCGAAAGTAATTAAAACTAAAGAAAGGAATATAAATGAACGTAATAGATCAATACAACAGTGAAAGATTCACTTTCTATAATGGTGATTCATGTGAAGTATTAAAAGAATTACCAAATGATAGTATTCACTTTTCTATTTTTAGCCCGCCATTTGTGGATTTGTATACATACAGTGACAGTGAAAGAGATATCGGAAACTGCAAGAGCAATGAAGAATTTGATATTCATTTAGGATATGTAGCAAAGGAACTAAACAGAATTTTAATTCCTGGAAGAATTGTTGCAGTGCATTGTATGGATATGCCTTCAATGAAATTCAAAGATGGGTTCATTGGTGCTAAAGATTTTCCAGGCGAACTTATTAAAATTTTCCAAGATGCAGGGTTCATTTTTCATTCGAGATTCTGTATTTGGAAAGACCCTGTTGTAGCAATGCAACGAACAAAAGCTATTGGACTGTTACATAAGCAGTTAAAAAAAGATGCTTGCATGTGTAGACAAGGGTTTCCAGACTACATTCTTACATTCAGAAAAAAAGGGGATAACCCAGAACCTGTAACAAACACAAATGAGACATTTCCAGTTGAATTGTGGCAGAAATACGCAAGCCCTGTATGGATGGATATCAATCAGTCTAATACATTGCAAGCAAAAAGTGTTAGAGATGCAGAAGATGAAAAACATATCTGCCCGCTTCAATTAGATGTGATTGAAAGATGCATCAAAATGTGGACTAACGAAAACGATATTGTTTTAACTCCGTTTGGTGGAATCGGTTCAGAAGTATACCAAGCATTAAAAATGAATAGAAGAGGAATCGGAATTGAATTAAAACCGACTTATTACAAACAAGCAGTTAAAAATTGCATCAATGCAGAAAAATATAAACAACAGTCAATATTTGAATTAGGAGATTTATAAGATGTTTCACAATAATGCAGAAATTAATAGTTGTTCATATAACGATGACTATACTCAATTTTTAAAATGTAAAGAACGAACTGTATTGGATTCCGGATTCAATCCAACTGAGCTGAATGAAAACTTGTTTGACTTTCAAAGAGATATTGTTGCATGGGCTTTGAGAAAAGGCAGAGCTGCATTGTTTGAAGATACAGGCTTAGGAAAAACATTGCAGCAGTTAGCATGGGCAGATGCAGTTTATAAGCATGAACATAAAAACGTTTTGATAATCGCACCGTTAGCAGTAAGCAAACAAACGATTGAAGAAGGTAAAAAATTTGGAATAGATGTTCATTTATGCAAGACACAAGAAGATGTGGATGATGGAATAAATATTACAAACTATGAAAAACTTCATCATTTCGATACGGATTCATTTGTTGGTGTTGTACTTGATGAAAGTTCGATTTTGAAATCTTATTCAGGTAAAACAACAAACGATCTTATTAACAGATTTAGAAAAACAAGATTCAAACTTGCATGTACTGCTACACCATCACCAAATGATTTTACAGAATTAGGTAATCATGCAGAGTTTCTAAATGTAATGACTATGAATGAAATGCTATCAATGTTTTTTATCAATGATTGTGCAAGTGGAATCGGATGGAGATTGAAAAAACACGCAATTGATGAGTTTTTCAAATGGATAGCTGAATGGGCAATCATGATTAAAAAACCATCTGATTTAGGGTTTGACGATTCAAAATACATTCTTAATGATTTGAACATCATTAATTGCGTAATTGAATCTCAAGCGCAAGAAGGTCAACTATTTTCAATGCCTGCACAAACTCTAACAGAACGCAGACAAGCAAGAAAAGATTCTCTTATTGGACGAGTTGAGAAAGCAAAAGAAATAATTTCAAACAATCCAAATGATCAGTTCTTAGTGTGGTGCAACTACAACGATGAATCAGACTTGTTGCACAAAGAAATTGAAGATAGTTATGAAGTGAAAGGCTCAGACGATGATATGCATAAAGAAAACGGAATGATTGGGTTTGCTAACGGAAACGTGAAAATCCTTGTTTCAAAGCCATCAATTTGTGGGTTCGGTATGAACTGGCAAAACTGCCACAAAATGATTTTTTGTGGGTTATCAGATTCATATGAACAGTTCTACCAGGCAATCAGAAGATGTTATAGATTCGGTCAAAAGGAACAAGTTGATGTTTATGTAATAACTTCTGAAGCAGAGAGTTCAATCTTGGAAAATATCAAAAATAAACAACAAAATCATGAACTGATGTCTAGAGAAATGTTAAAAGTCATCAACACTGTAACAAAAGAAAAGCTATACAAGATGTCATTCGAACATTCTAATTACAGACCTACGCAAAAAATCGTTATGCCTAGATTTATTTAAAAACAAATTGAGGTCACACGATGAAAGTTAATTGGAATTTATTAGACGAGGTATACAGAATGCAGAAAAACTATAACTTGCCTGCTTATGAAGTAGATGCAGTAACACAGCAGGGTAGACCTGTTCGATTCGATATTACAGATGGATGCAATGGAAAGTATCTGATACATACAGAGCATGATCAGCTCTATGTGGACAAGTCAGTACTGATTAAAGTCATGCAGCTGATTGAGAACGAGAAAGCAGGAGGATGATGAAACATATGTATATGTGCAGCAAGAACAATGGTGCAATGGCAAAGAGTACTGCAATCCTTCAAGAAAAAGAGGTAACAGACCGAGATATAAATGATCTAAGCGCACAGATATTAACTGCATTCTGCTACATTCTGAACAAGGCAGAAGATGCTGACAAGGACGTTTATGACAAGATGATGGCACGCAGAAGCCAAGAACTGATTGATGATATTACAGAAATTATAGAGGACAGAAGATAGAAGAAAATGGCGATTAGATACGGCAAGAGCCTGTACAAGTCTAACGATGTCTATAAAGTCCATCACTACAAGAATCGTGGTGAATGGTTAAAAGCACGTTCAGAGCTTCATGGAATTGGTGGAAGTGACGCATCAACAACAATGAGCATGAACAAGTGGAGAACTAATCTCGAATTGTGGCAAATAAAAACAGGAAGGGCAACAGCTCCGGACATTAGCGACAAGCCATATGTCAAATACGGACAGAATGCAGAAGAATACATTCGCAGATTGTTTCAATTGAAGTTCAAGGACAAATATGAAATTCAATACCAAGACGATACGATTCTACAGAATGTCAAATGTCCTTGGATGCTTTATTCACCGGACGGATTAATCGTTGAAAAAGACACAGGCAGAAAAGGAATCTTTGAGTGTAAGACAACAACAATCGTTAGGTCATACGACAAGGAAAAGTGGAACAAGCATGTCCCTGATAACTACTATATTCAAGTCTTACACGGCTTAAATGTAACAGGATTTGACTTTGTTGATTTATACGCAGAGCTAATGTTTGATGATGATTACAGCCAATTAAGACGGTATCACATCGAGCGAGACGATGTACTAGACGATTTGATAGCAGTTTCATCAAGCGTCACAACATTCTGGAAAGAATATGTTGAAACAGACAAAGAACCACCACTAATCATTCAAGGCTTATAAAAAGAAGAAGGAAGAAGAACAAATGGAAGAACAAGCACAAGTTTCTAGTGAACTAGAAGTTATAGTTGAATCGAAAGTCGGTTTGTTGAATTGGAATTTTGAACAACTCAACGAACAACTGGACATTCAGTTAAAGAAATATCAAGGATTGCAGTTCTCTAGCGAAGAAATGCAAGAAGCTAAAAAGACAAGAGCAAAGCTTAACAGTGTAGCTAAGCAGCTAAACGATGAAAAGATCAAGCGCAAGAAAGAATTCTGCAAGCCATACGATGACTTTGCTGACCAAGTTAAACAGCTAACTACAAAAATCAAAGCATGTTCAGACGGCATTGATGTTCAAATCAAAGCGTATGAAGAAGCGAGAAAAGCAGAGAAGAAGAAAGAAATTGAGGAATATTGGAACCAGTTCAAGCTTGCGTTACCTATTCCTTTTGAAAAGGTTTTTGAAGAGAAGTATCTAAATGCAACGTGTTCAAGTGCTCAATGGCAAGCAGATTTGGAATCTAAGAGAAAGCAAATCGACAACGATTTAACTAATATCGCATTTACAAAAGATATAGATCAATTGAATTTCATGTCAGTTGACTATCTAAAGACATTGAATCTTTCAACAACATTGAGTAACTGGCACGAGCATGTAGAACAACTAAAGAAAGCCGAAGAATTCAAAGCACAAGCAGAAGCTCGCAGAAAGCAACAGGAGACGCAAAACGATACAAAGGTAGAAACACTCGCACAACCTGTAAACCCTTCTAAAAACGAAGAAAAAGTGGCAAAAACAGAGGATTACGAGCAGTTACAACCTACTGATTATCTATATTCACCAACATTCAAGATTCTAGACGCTACATATGAGCAAATGATGGAACTAACAAAGTTCTTTAAGAACAACGGAATCAGATTCCAAAGCATCGCAAAAGAAAAGAAAGTAAGAGGATAAAAAGAAAACATTATGACAGTAACAAATTCTTTAGCAAAGAAAGCAACATCAGCAGGATTGAAACACATTCCTTTCCAGCAGATCATCAAGTCTACAAGTGTACAGGAAAACATCATGTCCACACTTGGAGATGCAGCAAGAACAAAGAGATTTACAGCTGCTTTAATTTCAGCAGTTAGCACAAACCCACAACTTCAAGAATGCTCTGCAATATCAACAATTAGTGCAGCACTATTAGGTGAATCACTAAATTTAAGTCCAAGTCCACAGTTAGGACAGTACTACATGGTGCCATTCAATGACAAGAGCAAAGGCAAGGTAGCTACATTTCAGCTAGGTTACAAAGGAATGATTCAGCTAGCTATTCGTTCAGGTCAATACAAGAAGTTAAATGTAATCGCAGTTAAAGAAGGAGAACTAAAAGGATTCGATCCTTTCAACGAAGAAATCGAAGTTAAAGTTATCGAAAATCCTGATGAAAGAGAGAAGGCTAAAACAATCGGCTACTATGCAATGTTTGAATTAGTAAACGGATTCAGAAAATCTATGTACTGGTCCAAAGCAAAGATGGAATCACACGCTGAAAAATACAGCATGGGATACAAAGCACACAAAGGCTATACATTCTGGGAAAAAGATTTTGATGGCATGGCTTACAAGACAATGTTAAGACAGCTAATTAGCAAGTGGGGAATCATGTCAATTGAAATGCAAACAGCATACACAAACGATATGACTTTCAAAGAATCAACAAGTCAAGAAGAAGCACCAACATACATTGAAGCCGAAGAAGCAACAGAAACAGTCCAAGCAATTGATGCAGAAACAGGTGAAGCCAAAAGCGAAGCACCTGCAGAAGAAAGCGAGAGCTTAATTTGAGAATCCTTGCAATAGATCCAGGCAATCAGCAGAGCGCTTATGCTTTGCTGGATGCTGATCTACGACCTGTTAAGTTTGCGAAGAAACCTAACGATGAAGTGATGAAGGACTGCATCACCATCTTAGAAGAAAACACAACGGTTGTTGCTATTGAAATGATCGCATCTTACGGAATGGCAGTTGGTAAAGAAGTATTTGAGACTTGCGTATGGATTGGAAGATTTATTGAACGATTAGCTCCTGAAGCATACAAGCTTATCTATCGAAGAGAAGAAAAAGAAAATCTATGCGGAAGTATGAGAGCAAAGGATTCAAACATCAGACAAGCACTAATAGACAGATTCGGAGTTGTAGGTACAAAAAAAAATCCCGGATGGTTCTATGGAGTATCTAAAGACGTATGGGCGGCAATCGCAGTAGGTGTTACATATCACGACAAAGTAGAAGAAGAAAGAAGGTTAAAGCTGATAAATGACAAGTATTAATAAGTGGATTGGCACAGGTCGTCTAGGAAAAGACATCGAAGTAATGCAAACACAATCAGGAATTGCAGTTACTAGCTTTTCAATTGCTTGCGAACGAATGAAAAAGCAAGGGCAACAGCAAGCTGATACAGACTGGATTGATTGCCAAGCATGGAGACATACCGCTGAATTCTTAGGAAACTACGCTAATAAGGGCGACAAGTTAGCCATTGAAGGGCATTTGCAGAAAGATAGCTATCAAGACAAAGATGGCAAGACGGTATACACCACAAAGGTAGTTGTTGACAATGTAGAAATTTTGATGCAGACAAAAGCGAAAGATGATAAGCCATACTATGGAAAATCAATAAAAAAAGAAGATATCCCACCAATGACAACGGAAGAAGTTGCAGAATCCGCCAAGGATCAAGGATTCGAAATAAACCCTGACGACTTGCCATTCTAAAGAGATACAAAACAATATGACAAATAAGAAATATTATTGGATAAAGTTAAAAACAGATTTCTTTGACCAAGACACAATAGATTTCTTAATGGGACAAGAAAATGGAGCAGAATATGTAGTCATTTATCAAATGCTTCTGCTAAAAACTGCTCAACAAGGTGGATGTCTTGGGACAAAAATGGCAGAAGTGATGGTTCCTTATGATATTAAGAAAATCGTCAGAGACACAAAGTATTTTGATTGTGACACTGTAACTATTGCATTAGAACTATTCAAAAAATTAGGGTTAGTGTATGAAGAAAGCAATCATATTTTGAAACTAGCTGGTGCAGAACAATTTGTTGGTAGTGAAAGCAAGTGGGCTGAGAAAAAAAGAATCTACAGAGACAGTCAAAGGACAATTCAAGGACAAATTGGGGACAATGTCCGACAAGAGATAGATATAGATAAAGAGATAGAGAAAGAGAAAGATATAGAGATAGATATAGATACAGATAAAAAGAAGAAAAAGAAGTCAGCTAAAGCAGACTTGAATGGAATGATTGATTCTTTCACTGAAAATGAAGAATTAAAAGATGCATTAAAAGCATTTCTAGACATGCGAAAGTCTATCAAGAAACCAATTCAAACAGAATATGCGTTTAAACTTGCGTTAAACAAGCTGAAACAACTATCTGACAGAGATTCAGACAGAATTGAGATAGTTAATCAGAGTGTTGAACACAACTGGCAGACATTCTATGCATTACAGAATAATTACAGAACAAATACAGAGGTAGAAATGCCCGACTACATGAAGAAACAAGAGAAAGGAGAAATTGTCTCTACACCAGTTAGTGAGGAAACATTAGCTAAAGCATTAGAACTACAGAGACAATTTAAAGGAAAATGAACGCAAAAGAAATGTTTGAAGAGTGTGGCTATATAAAAAGAGAAAATGCAAATACAATTGAGTTCTCTCGTTCTGAGGATGACTATATTTATTTTAAAAAAGAAAAAAAACTAATCGGAATTGGATTTTACAAAATAAATGTGAAAACACTGGAAGCAATTAATAAACAGTGCGAAGAACTAGGATGGATGCAAAGCCATGCTAAGTGATTTATTACAAAAAATGACAATTGCATTAATTATTATGCTAGTTTCAATTCCGGCACTACTAATTATATTCATTTACAACTTAGTAGATTACATCAAGAACATAAAAGACTATGAAAAAAGAGAATGATCACGTATTAAACGATTGGGTATTTTCAAACAATCCGAAGATTCTGAAAAAGAACAAGGACGTAAAAGAACTGATGTCTGACTTGTGTGAAAGAGAAGAGTTCTACAAGAGAAAGATGGCAGAGTGCGAAGAAAGAGCGAAGAGAAGTATCAAGATATATCAAGGCAAGATAAGACGAATACGGAAGAAGAATAGCAGAATGACAGACAAAAACAGATGGGAACTGCTTTCAGAGGAAGAAAAACTAGAAGTTCTAGATTTACCGTTCGGATGGATGCTGAGAAACATCTTACAGTACGGAAACACGCTGATTCCAAAGGAAGCAATACAGAAGTCAAGCGTAAAGATGATAAAGGCAGCGATGGAGCAGGATTTAAGTGACTTGGGATTTGATGTAAAAATCAAGATCATACGCTACAACGCAAAGGAATACAGAGAAACAGATCACGTAGCAGAAGTGACATTTACAGGAGAAAGAAGGAGAAAGAAATGAACTACTACAAACAGGTCGCAGAGGAAAAGTACAACAAGAGAGGTACAAGAGTATTTGATGTAGATTTGAAAGATAATATCAGATGCCTAGATCCAGTAATGAAATACTGCCAAGGATGCAAATATGGCATTATTAATTATTCAGACGATGTAGAAAACTATCATGATACGTTTGTTGCTAACTTTGAAACAAATTGTATTTATGGATTAGAAAAGCAGAAGCCATCAAAAGAAGAAATGGCAAAGTTCGATGATTGGTGCAAAAATAAAAAAAGGTATGAGACCATTTAGAAAGTACAACGAAGAATGTGCCGAGGTATCCTGCGAATTTATTCGCGGGCGGAATCGGCACTATTCAGTTTTTCCGTCATACTGGTTCAGAATATACTGCCTTACGGTTTCCTTACTCATGTTACCTACGGTCCCTACGTAGTAACTTGACGACCATAGCTTGTTACCCCAGAACTGATCGTTTCTGATTTCTGGATGATTCCTTAAAAATAATCGAGCGCTGCTGCCTTTCAGATTTTTAACTATATCTGTCACACTGTATTTTGGTTTAAAACTGCACAGTATATGGATATGTTCAGGCATAACCTCAATCTCCTGTATCTGAACATCTGCCAGTTCTGCCACTTTTGAAAGAATTGCTTTCATTTCTCCGACAAGCTCTGGTGTTGTAAAACACTGGTTCCGGTATTTTGTAACCCAGATGATATGGTAGTTTGTATTATATACGTATCCTCGTTCATAATGTGCGCCCTTGATCTTTTCAATATGTCGCTTCATATGTGGCCTCCTGTTTACGCTTATAATATAGCATATATTAATTTTATATTGTATACATATGTGCTATAATATCGGTATGAAATCAATGAACGAACTCACATATAAAAGAGGATTACTTGTGCGTGCTTATTTATCTGACAGGCAGAAAATCTGTGTCAAGAAAAATGGTGGCGTTGCACGGTTTGTATATAACAGGCTTGTAGCTGTTGATCGTGAAAAGCATAAGTTGGTAAAAACACTTCCATACAGTCCAGCTGATCGTGCAAGAATGTCCTATTTAAAAGATGCATATGCTACGACTACCTCTCTTAGAAATGCTGTTCCTTTTTTGAATGATCCACTTGTTGATGGATATGCAATTGCCAATGCAAAGAAGGATTACTCTCGTGCGTGGCAGCAATTCAAAAAGGTAAAAGGAACAGGTATACCTACGTTTCGTAAGAAAGATAACAATTACAGTTATGGAACTAATTGCCATTATGACAAGAAACTTAATAATGATTCAACTGTGACTGGGCTTTACGAAGGCAGTGTTCGTTTCATTGATAAAAGTCACGTTATTTTACCAATCCTTGGTAGAGTACGTATCAAAGGCTCTGACAAAGAAATCAAATCTGTCTTGAATAGAAAAGATTTCACAAGAATTGGAACCGTTAGAATCACTCTGGATTCATGTGGAAATGCATATCTTTCTTTTTCACTTGCATCCGATACACCATTTCATACAGTTTACCCTCAAACGAAGAAAGCTGTTGGCATGGACATGAACCTCACTAATTTTCTGTATGATTCAGATGGTGAAGAAATTCCATCTCCAAAGTTTCTACGTAAAGCAGAAGCTAAACTCAAGAAAGAGCAGCGTAAGCTGTCACGAAAGTATGAGTCCGCAAAGAAAGACGGGCGTGACTATCGCACATGTAAGAATTATCAGGAACAACGTTTGAAGACTGCTGAGATACACAAGCATGTGGCTAATCAAAGACTCGACTTTATCAGGAGAGTTGCAAACTGGGAAGTCAAAAACCACGACTACTTGTTTGCAGAAGACCTTAAAGTTCGTAATCTGATTAAGAACCACAGGCTTGCTCAGGCAATCTCGGACAGTGGATGGAGAAAGTTTCTTACAGAGTGCGTGTGGTGTTCGTCAAAACGAGGTAAAATTTTCCTTTTGATTGATCCAAAGAATACTACGCAAACGTGTTCTAATTGTGGTTATGTGTCACATGGAGATACACGCATTACGTTAGGTCAGGAGGAATGGGACTGTCCACAGTGTGGAACGCATCACATTCGTGACTATAACGCAGCTGTTAATATTAAAAACACTGGGCTTCTTGTATTAAAAGAAGCCGGTGTACCGATAGCTCTTTCATAAAGAAAGTATTGTGGTAAGTCCACACTGTAGGTTGGCAACTCTCTACGGAACCGCCCATCTAATTGGTGGACCTCTGGTCGTATGGCTGAGGCTGACGATTAAGTTCGCTGTATCTGGGTAAGTTGTTATGGCGACTGTCCAGGTAGCAATTCTTGTGTTACCTGGATTGGCCTCCAACAAGCCTGCCAATTCATTGGCTGGTAGTTGACACATTATGTTTATTAGTGGCGGTAGTGTGGATGTACTTGATAGTGTCCACGAAATCATGCGAAAAGTAAAATCAGTCGAGAGAAAGAAGTATGAAACAAGAACTGCTTGAAGAAAAGATATATGCACTGGCAGACAGTGAGGTTGCAAAAAACTTGCAGCTGTCTGTCAAGCATGACTGTATGGGTTGGAGAATGTACAGAGGTGAGAAAGTAATTGTCAGAGGTGGAGCACAGAATGTCTATGAATGTCTGTCTATGCTGATGGAAATATACACTTTGGGATATTCAAACGGAGTAAAGGATAAGGGCGCAGGATGAGGAATGATAAGTGAGGATAAGTAATGATGAGTGATAAGGCAAAGAAACTGCTATTTGAATTAGGTGTTGTCATATGGGAAATGAACTTCATATTTACTTCACGACTTCACAAAAAGCATCCAGTATATGAATTATACTTAGAATTGCTTGAAGAGCTGTATCTGAAAAATGATTTCTCAAAGTACTTGAAGAAGGTAAAAAATGAGGACTAGAAAAATGCGTTTTGGCTTCACGAAAAATGCCGATTTGGCTTCACAAAAAAAGTAATATGAATATGAATATGAATAGTAATGCAAATAGTAATGCGAATAGCCATGCTTTGGGCAATTCAAAATCTCAAAAGGACGGTTTGGCTTCACGAGAAAATGACGTTTTGACTTCACAAAATAGTGTTTTGGCTTCACAAAATAGTGTTTTGGCTTCACAAAAAAAAATAAAAAATGAATATATGAATAGCTTAACTAGCTATGACTTAAAGGCTTTCCTTGGATTGCAAAAAGAGATATCTGATATCGAGAGGGCGATTAACGCTGCATACTATCCAGTAAAAAGTCCGAGCGTGAGTGGTGGTCTGTCATCTGTTCCGAGTGATCCCACAAGTTCGGCACTTTACAGAATAGACAAGTACAAAAAGCAAAAAGAAGAAAAAGAGAAAAACCTGTATGAACTACAGGGAAAAATCGAAAATGAACTTATTTTATTAGATCCATTGACTGCAGCTGTTTTAGACCTTCATTTTTTAAAAGGGTTAACATGGAACGAAACAAATATCCAACTGTACAAAAAAAGTGGAGACGCCGCCCGGAAAATTTATAAAGAATGGAAAAAAGAAAAAGCGGAATAAACCGCTTTTTCTTATTATTCTAAATTTAAATAATCCATCATTTTTTTCATCTCTTCAGGATTATTTTTAATACTTTCATATTCTTCTAAAATCTTCTGCTCTGGATCTTCACCAACTTCACAAGAATCCATAACATCATACAAGTCTAGCTTGTCTAGAATATATTCATAAACGTCTTTCATTTTCTTAATCCTTTCTCTATGTTCTTGAATATTTGAGCGGTGCCACGTGGCGATCTATCAAACTTTTTTACAACTCTAACATACTTGCCACTCAATGACTTCTTGCAATCTTCCAAGTAAACCCAATTACCTTTTATGATTCCATAGGCTTCACGGTTAACAGCTTTTGGGTGCTTTCTTGTACCTTCCCACTCTACATAGGATACAATACATTTTTGTGGGTTTTCTTCCTGCTTTGCTTGTTTTTCTTCCTGCTTTGCTTGTTTGATAAATTCCATCCTATTGTTTAGCTCTTCAATAATGTTTTCTTTTGATAAGTCAATAGCATTTTCGTTTAAGCTGTAAAAGTTTGTACTATTGAAATATGAACCTGTATGGTGCCAACTTGAACAGATTAAGAAAAAATTCAAAGCTTCTTTGTTGTATCTGTTTAGCTCTTTTCTTGTGATATCTTTTCTTTCTTTTAATACTTCATCAATGATATCTGTTTTAGTCCATTTCGATAATGGCTTCTCACCATTCTCATAAGCTTCACAAGCTCGAACGCTCATTTTTTTACCTATATACGTCATTTTGCACCTTCCTTCTGGATTCTTTTGATCTGTTCCAACTTTTCAGCGTTGGAACTTAATAGATGATCATTTAGTTCTTTTAGTTCTTTGAATAACTTTTCAAGTTCATCCATGTTTTTTTTCTTCCTTTCTGTTTTTGTACTTATATATTAAAGCGATATAATAAATAAGTCAATAACAAACTTAAAAAGATTTCATTTTTGCATGAAAAAATATAAATATACAGCTTATTTATGCGATAAAACATAATATAAAAAATTTTTTTAAAAAGTACTTGATTTTAATATTAAAGCGATATAATATAATAAGCGTATAAAGAAATACAACAAAAGGAGAACAAAAAATATGAAAAGAGAATTTACACAAGAACAGAAAGACGCTTTCAAAGAAAAAGCATTACAAGCTAAAAAGGAAGTAGCAGCAATGGAAGCTGACAACATGGCTATGATGATGGATCCACAACAATTTAAGCACTTTCTAGAAGTATCTAGGTTATTTACAGAATACAGCGACTGTAACAAATGGTTAATTTTCATCCAATGTATTCAACGTGGTATGTTACCGCAAAAGGTCGCTTCATATACAACATGGAAGAAATTAAACCATCAAGTCAAGAAAGGTGAAAAGTCATTAAAGATCTATGCGCCTGTCACTTATGGAAGATTCCAAAGCAATGAAACAGTGCCAGCAACAGCACAAGATGTAGAAGCAATGGAAGAATATGACAACGAACACAAGAACGTTGTAAAGGGTTATAAAGTAGTTTCAGTGTTTGAGTTAAAACAAACAGAAGGCGATCCTTTAAATATTGTAGAAGTTCCAACGATCACATGGCAGCAGGCTATCAAAGAAGCAAAGGCGCTTAAACTTCCAAAGCGTTATGATGAAGCATTGCAAGAAGCAATTAAAGCAATGGAAGAAAAGGCAGCAGCTGAAAAAGCGATCAACAAAGAATCAGCAATTGACGTTGAAGCAAAAACAGAAACAAAGGAAGAAACAGCGCCGGCTGTTTCTTCTTCTGTATCTTCTGTAGATCTTCATTTTTCGGAAGATGGTAGTCTAATTCTGTTACCATTCACAAACGAAAATGGTTCTTTCAAACTTGTGAGTGATGTAATTTATAACGAAAATAAGACAAGCAATGCGATGATTAAAACAATCTACAATAAGTTAGTAAAGTCTTGTGATGAAAACATGGTTAGAAGTTTCTTCAAATGGTCCGCAAAAAATGAATATTGCACGCCAGCAAGAAAACACGATATCAATGTTATTTTAGGAACTGAAGAAAAACAGGAAGTTCCAAAGCTTAAAAAGAGTTTAGTTGACGTATACGAAAACAACGGACTAAGAACTGTATCAGGATATACAACAACCGTTGATGGTGTAGAACTTGCAATCTACAAGAAAAACAGAAATGACTATGTTATTAATGAATTGTCTAGCGGCTTGCGTATCGGTGGCGGGTATTCAAGCTTAACAGTAGTAAAAGATCTAATTAGCAACGGCTTTAATGGAACAATTGAGAAAGTCAAGAACTTACTAGATAGCCCAACTAAACAAATATTAGAAGCACGTGAAGCAATGAATCAATACAAACAAACAGGAAGAACGCTGGCAGCTTAAAGCGTTCTTTTTTTTATGCATAAGAAATAATTATTATAATTTAGTTGGTAGTTCCTGATATAAACACGTTGGAATGGATCCAACTTTTTTTTACGTTAGATCATGCACTAGAACAGCAGGAACAAACACAAACCAACAAACCAAAAAAGAAAAAAGCAAAAAATGAAAATTTAAAAACCCAAAAAATCAACCCCCCCACCCCCAAAAAAGGCGGCGCCCCAAGCCGGCTACTGCCTCGATGTAGTCTCGCCCGAACCGGCTGAGATCACGAA